TAACTATGCGAGAAGCTGCCATAAATGCAGGATATCCTGCCAGTTCTGCTCATGCCCGTGCTTGGGAATTAACAAATGCATATCATTCTCCTCATGTTGTTCATGCTATTAAACAATATCGAAACGAGTTAGATGAAAAGTACGGAGTTAATTACAAACGCCATCTTAAAGACTTACAGGTCATTCGGGACATAGCTTTGCAAAACGGCGCCTATTCGGCAGCTGTGCAGGCAGAATACCGAAGAGGTCAGGCTCAAGGCGACATTTATGTTAGCAAATCTGAAATCCGTACAGGGTCTATAGATAGCATGAGCAAAGAAGAAGTTTTAAAAGCATTAGAAGAAGTGAAAAATAGTTATGCGCCGATCACCATTGATGTCACGCCTGACGGAGAGGACAATACCCAGAACCGCGGTAAGGCAAGAAAGCGGATTTTATCAGAAGCTCAAGACGCTAATACAGAAGAACAAACCGAAGTGGATAATAACCCGTCTTGAAACGTGGGCTTTGCCGGGAGTTCCAGACCTTTTAATTTGTGACGGGGCCGGCAAATTACACCTTGTAGAACTTAAGTTTACAACGTCTAAGGTTGTAGCTTTATCTCCGCATCAGGTCAGCTTTTTGGTTAAACATAAAAAAGCAAGCGTCTGGATTATGGTGTACAAATCCCAAGTTAAAAAATCAAACGAACAGGAGGTTTTCCTGTATCATGGTAAGGATGCGGTAGACGTCCGTATGGAGGGTTTAGAGATTGAACCTGTTTATTATGCTGATGCCACAAAAGACTGGTCCGATATTTTAAACTTGATTTCTAAGAAGTAGTATGCGATAACTCGAATCATACTATGGAGGTATCAAATGAAATT